TGCTTGTGGAAGCAGTGGCCTATGATTTGACTTACGGCGGGNTAAGTGGCTCAACTACTGCGGCCAATCAATTTTGGACCAGTGCAGTAGTAAATGCGCTAACAGTATATACCAGTGCTATTGATCCAACTGAAAAAGCAGCCAAGGTAGCCAGTCTTAGTTATCTGCAAACAATATCTGCTTCTATCATCGGTAACAATCCACCAAGTGCGCTGTATCAAAGTATTTTACCCAAGACAGCGACATTTATATCCAAGGCCGGATCGGGCCCTTATCTAGTTAGACTATCTACACCTACTCGAATTATACCAATCCCAGTTGGTGAAAAAATTACAGTGGCCGGCAACTCAAATACTGGTTACAACGGGACATTCGTAGTAACTGCCAGTACATCAACCAGTACAACAATTTCTTACCCAAGTGATCCTGGTACATGGAGTATTGCAACCACCACTACATTTGAATTGGCTCAAACAACCAGCGGAACTTATACAGATGGAGCTGGTGCTGTTACCGCTATGAATACCAAGTGGGATAGAATTATTAATGTAATAGATCTTAATCCTCCCAACTTGGTTACAGCAACACCAGATTTAACCAATAGTTCATATGCTAGTACAGGTTATGTTGCAGTGCGTTCTACAATTTTAGCCAATGCATTAACAGTTGCACAGTCAACCACAACTTACTTAAATGAAAAATACAAAGGCGGCTTCAACTATAACGAAGCCCTTTGTCGCAGAGACGTGGGATATATTGTTGATGCCATGAGCATTGATCTGTTAAGTGGTGGCACATATCAAAGTATCAATGCTGGTAAGAGTTATTACAAAAGTGCCAGTGCTAGGCTAGCTATTACAACACAGTTGACAGAAACTCTCGATGGTATTCAATATGCTAGAACTTTAGGATTGCAAGTTTTAAATCAAACAGTTGCAAGTCGTTATCAAGTGTTGGTAACGCAGGCCGTGGACGGTAGTAAAGATGCAAATCGAGGATACACTGCATCTGCTACATATTCAACATCATCCAGCACTACATTGAATGTTACCAGCATAAGTGGAACTGTCAAAGTTGGTATGACCGTATCGGGCACTGGATATACTGCTGGACAAGTTGTTACTGCGGTGAATGGAAATCAACTTACATTAAGTGCGGCCGCTAATGGTACACCAAGCGGCGCATTAACTTTTACCATTACAGCTATTACCACATTTACCAACAACTATGCTATTATGTTAAGCATTGTAGTTAATGGTGTAGGTGTTGCACCTACACCAGACTTTGGAACAGGTATCTATACCATTACATTTACCAACGGCGGCAACGGCTATGTTGACCAATGCCCTCCTGGTGATTTTAATATTTTGCCAGGAAAAATTTTACGAGGTGGTTCTTCTGGTGCCACAGCAAATATATTAAGCTATAGTCCTGGATCATTAACTGGTGCATCAAATGACACAATCACTTGCCAGTTACTACAACCTGGATTCTTTGACCAAGCAAATAATGAAGAATTAGAATTTGCTGAAAGTGTCGGTGCATTGCAAATTGTTATATTTGTTGAAGCTGGTATTTACAACGAAGATTACCCAATACGATTAACCGCCAACGTTTCAATCAAAGGTGATGAATTCCGTAGAACAATTATTCGACCATTGGATCGAGTTAGTCAAAGTCCATGGCGTAAACTATTCTTCTACCGCGATTCAGTCATTGACGGTATGCAGATTGGTCCTATTGATAACAGTGTTGACTATGTTCCATCTACAAACCTCATTAGTTTTGTAAGCAAGACCAGTGTTGGTAGTGGTGCATACGATGTTGTGTTTAATATACCTACGCAAACATTTACCCCCAGCACCTTATTAACATATACGGTTGCTGGCAATACAAACTTGTCTTATAATGGAACATTCACTTGTGTTGCAAGTTCTACTACACAAATTACATTGCGTTATGCAAGTGATCCAGGAACATATGGCACAAGTACTGTTTCAACTATCGGACCATTAGTTACAGCGACTATCAGCGGAACTGTTGGCAAAATTATTATTACATTGAGTAGTAACACACAGGTCAGTGTCAGTTATCTAGGCTATGTATTCCAATCGGATGTATTAGACAGCAACGGCAAGCCTGGTCGTGCAGTAGTTGACAGTGTATCTGGTAACTTCATGAATGCCACAGTGATGTATCCGTTTACACAAACAGCGGTAGCAACAATTAACTATACAAATGCTTTTACATTTGCAGTAGGCGAAACAATTGCACAAAGCGGAACAACATCCAGTGCTACTGGCGTTGTTATTTCAGCAACAGCAACACAGTTAACTTATAAAGTTACTTCGGGCATCATGTCAAACACCAACGGTGCTATTATTGGAGCGACCAGCGGGGCGCAGGCCAGTGTGAGTTCTATATCGTTTGGTGTTCTTGCACCTACTTCATGGCATCTCTATGAAACTAAAAACTACGGACGTCATTATTTGACTGACCCGGCGGATATAAACAGTACTCCAAAGAACAATAGAGACATTGACGTATTTTTATGCGGTAATGCTGTACGTATGAACAACATGACCGGTGAAGGTCATGGCGGATTTATGATGGTGCTGGATCCAGAAGGCCAAATCAAATCTAAATCACCGTATGGACAGGTTGCTACCAGTTTTAGCCGAAGCCAAAACAAACAAGTTTTTGCCGGTGGACAATTTGTAGATGGATTTGCCGGACGTTTGTTTGGACAAATAACATTCGCAAGTGTTGACGGATTTACATTAATTGTAACAGGCGGTGTTAATAGTGGATTAGACATACGTGCTCCCCAAACTCCTAGTGCATTCTTTGTGCGTGGCGGCCGTTATCAGATTAATACTGTAAGCAATTATGCACAAACATTTGATGTGAATGGAAATGTTATTGGCGGAACTGTTCAATTAAATCTTGGTGCTCAAACACCATGGCTTGGGGGCGCTGGACAAAAAATTAATATTGAAATGGCTGGTAATAAATCCATGTTGGCTAATGACTTTGCCATGATTAATGACTTGGGCTATGCTATTCTTGCAACCAACGGCGGTCTCACTGAACAAGTTTCAACATTCACATACTACTGTTGGACAGCGTTTTGGGCCTTGAATGGTGGGCAGATTCGTTCTGTTGGTAGCTCAAGCGCACACGGTCAGTATGCGTTACGTGCCAGCGGATACGATGTGACTGAAAAACCAGACACAGTTTCACTTGCACAAAACTTGATGCAAACTGCACGTATCTTTAATCCAACAACATTACCACAAAGTTCAACCGGTAATGCGTTCTACGGCAACATGAATACTGCGGCTATCAGCGTGTACGTTTATTCTTACGATTATTATCCAACTCAAATCACAGAATTAGAAATTGATCATTCGTTAGCTGGTAAAGGTATCGTACGTTATCAGGTTAACTCAGTTAGCCATACAACAGTTTATGTGCCAACTGGTAGTGTTGGTTCTAACTATGCTTATGCATCAGCAACATTTGCCACAGGTAGCACTGCAAGTACTACTATGACTGTTAACAGCACAGCAAATATTAAAATTGGACAAACTGTAACTGGAACTGGATTCACACGCAACCAAAAAGTTACAGGCATTAGTCTAGACGGTATCACTTTAACATTGGACGGATCTCCAGACTCCACTCCAAGCGGAACTTTGTATTTTAGTGATACAGTAATTGTTAGCGGTGCAAGTCTTGGAGGAGTTTCAAGTTCATTTAGTGGTAACACTGCTTTGAATACTAACTTTATTGCCAGTGCTGGCACATTGGCCGCAATACGCACAAGCCCAGCATTGTTGGTTACAGGTTATGTAAGCAAAACAGGAACAGGTCCTTACTTAGTAACATTTAATATTCCAACTCAGCTATCTGCTCCAACACCGTCCAGCGGATATGTAATCAGCGGCAATTCCAATACCAGCTATAATGGTAGCAATACTGTATCTTCGAGTACATTTACCACTATTACAATAAGTTATGCTAGTGACCCTGGAGTGTTTAGTACTGTAAATTACACAACAATCCAAGCACCAGTAACAACATCAGCTACCTATCTAGCAAAAACAGGAACTGCTCCAAACGTATTTGTTACATTTACCACTGCGGCAGTAACTACCATACCATTGGTTGGTGGATTATTCACTATTGCTGGCAATTCCAATACTGATTACAATGGAACATTTGTATGTGTTGGTAGTACACTGACCAGTATAACATTGCGTTACACTGTTGATCCAGGTTCAAGTGGTGGATCAGCAACAACTTATTACTTTAACGGTGCCACTATCACAGGCCCTAATATTCCGTTTGGAACAACAGCATTGGCAACTACAGGAGGCAACACTGTTATTCTAAGTAATGTTGCCAGTGCAACAGCATCAGGATCAACATTCAGCAGTAATGCGGGCAACGACTTAACTGCTTATGTAACTGGAATCGTGAACACTGCCCTTGCAACATTTATCTATACTGGAAATGCTGTAACTGGTGGTAGTGCAGTATACAACAATTTATTCTCTACATCAAGCAGTGCTATTGGTGTGTATTCAAACTTTAATATCATCGTAACTCCGTTGTTTGGTTCCGGCACTGTTGGAACTATTGCAGGTAGTGGCACATCAGGTGCTCCATGGACTGCGACCATTACTGGAATAACTTCAACTACTGGTATGCGTGTTGGTAATACCCTGAGTGCCACAGCAGGTACTGGTACATTGTTTGGTGGTACTCCAACAACAATTGTTATTACCAGTATCGTTTCAGGCACAAGTATCACATACGCAGTGGTAGGAGGAACAACTCCCACTGCTGGTACAGTAACCGCAATTCAAACATCCAGTGCATATACAAGTGCCACAATTGGCGGACAAAATGTTCTCTTGTTAACACTAAGCACAAGCGGGTCGGGTGGAACATCTAGCACTGGTTTGGCCGCTCCATTGTATGACGGCCAGCTGGTCCAACTGCGTATGTTACAAAACTTCAAGTTTTATGAAATTGACAACGTAAACCCAACCCGTCCAAGTACTGCTGTTCAATTTACTGATAACTTGGGCAGTATCTATCGTGTTTTAACATACAACTTGACAGAAGCCACTAACGAAATATTGCCAGCTTTCCAGGCTATTTTAAGTACTGACCAATCATTTTCCTACTATCTATTCCAAGCAGACACTGGAAATATCACAAAGCCCGACCCAGTTGACGGCGGTGCAAAAACCATGGGGGCCACACCAGGCGACACACGCATTGCGGTAACTGCATTTGGCCCGCAACAAAATATTGACCAAGTTAATAAAGGCACATACGCTTTTGCATTTGGTGGTAAAGTACACGGAATTACCAGTTACACTGCACCTATAACAACTACAGTTATTACAGGATACAATCCAACTGGATCTAGCGGAACTACTTTAGTTATTGGTGGAACATTTACTGGAACAATTGCCAGTGCCTCGTCTACTGTTACATTTGTAAGTAGCTTTACTGGACTTGTGGTTGGAGAATTAATCACAGGATTTGGTATTCCTGCTGGAACTACAATTATCAGTATCAATACAGGGTCTTCCAGCATTGCTCTAAGTGCGGCCGCTGTGAGTACTGGTAGTGGTGCTACATTTACATATGGTAGTACTTCGGGTATTTTAACAGGCATGATAGTCAGTGCTGTTGGATTTACCAGTGGTCAATCTGTTTTGAGTATTTCATCAAATAATATTGCTTCATTTGTGATTGCTGATACAGTAGGAACTGTAACCGTAACTAGTGGAACGTATGTGGTCGGTGAAGCTATCACTATAACTGGAACATTTGGTAGCACTGGATCACTGACAGTAGGAGGTACCACATACAGTTCTGGCGCAACCAGCAATATGACTGCCGGCATTATTTTTTACATCGGTAGAGTAAACAGTGCTACCAGTATTCAATTAGCCAGTTCATATGCAAATGCTATTGCGCAAACTCCAGTGTTTATTACAAGTAGTGCAGGAACACCATCCGGACTTACTTATGCAAGGATTAGCGATACTGTTGTATTAACTGCCGGCCCAACAAGTACCCCAAGCGGAGTTTTAACATTTACTAAATCAACGATACCGTTTATTACTCTGGGTGCAATCAAATACAGTATCACAAGTACAGATGCTAATCCAATTACCATTACAAGAATACAAAGTAGAGGGCAAGTGGCCGCAACTTATGTTCCAACAGGTAGTTTCCTAGGTAACATCACAAGTGGTAGTGCAAGTATTCTCGGTGTAAACAGTTTAACCAATTTAGGTGCTGGAACAAGCATTGCAGGAGTAGGATTAAATAGTCAGGTCGCTGTGTCTGCGGTCAGCACAACTAGCCCAAGCACTATTACAGTAGACAATGGTACACTGTTAAGTGTTGGTAATTTAATCACATTTCAAGCATCAACAGCAACATTTGGTGGAATACCTGTTAGGGGCGGATTAAACAGTTCAACCACATATACACCTATATCAGGTGTCAGTGTTACAAGTGCGGCCACTTATACTGCGGTGGTGACAAAGTCCAGCAGTGGCAAAGGCACTGGCGCAACATTTACTATTACCAAAACTGGTGCTGGCACAGCATACAGCGGATTTACCACTATCACATTAGTTGCTCAGGGTGTTGGTTACGTAGTGGGCGATACCATTACAATTGATGGTGCGCTGTTGGGTGGCAGTACCAGCACCAACGACATGACGTTCACACTGGCCACGGCTGTTAACCAAGCACAGTACTATGTCAAAACCATTGCTACCAATGCTATCACTATTTCAGCAACATTTGGCGGAGCCGCAGTAACTGGAATTACTTCAGTGGCGGCCACAACCACTATTGCTTCGTTTGCAATTGCAGACTTGGTAGGAACTGCCACAGTAACTAGCGGAACTTATACCGTTGGACAAGCTATCACTGTTACTGGCACATTCAGTGCAGGCGGTATTGGTGGATATACCACTGGCACAACATATTACATTGGTAAAGTAAACAGTGCTACCAGTATTCAACTTACCAGTTCATTTACAAAAGCCACTGCAAGTACACCGGTATTTGATTTAACAACAACTATCGGTACTGCTACTGCTGGCGCAACATTTACATTAACACAAGCTCCAGTTACTGCACGTTCAGACAACACTGTTGCAAGTACAAGCAGTACAACAACATTTACTGCAACACCAACTAATGGTAGTGCTACGCTAACATCGGTCGGCAGTTTTACTAACCTAGTGGTAGGTGCTCCAGTTAGTGGCACTGGCATTGTAGCTGGTACAGTTATTATTTCGTTGAATACTGGTGCAAGCACTATTGTAATGAGTAATCAAGCAAATGGCGGTGGTAGTCCAGTCACAGTAACTTGTACAACCAACACAGTCGTATTAAATGCCACTGCTACTGCTACTGCTACAGGACAATTTTTAACATACAACAATTTAAGTACAAGTATTACAGTCTACACCAGTGATAGAACACAATTTATCAAAGCAGGCATGTCAGTATTTGGTTCTGGATTCACTAGCGGGCAAACTGTTGTTAGTGCAACAGCAAGCACTAGCGGGGCCCCAGTTACCACAATAGTGTTGAGTGCATCTCCAGATAGTACGCCATTTGGAGTTTTAGGATTTACAGAATTAAGTAGCGTTGCCGGGCCATGGTACACCACTTTGGAAATTCCAACTCAAAGTGTTGCTCCAATTGTTGATACATTCTATCAGGTGTCTGGAAATGGAAATAGTGATTATAACAAATTTGTTCAATGCATTGCTAGTTCACTTACTAGTATAACACTGGCGTATTCTGTAGATCCAGAATCAACAGTGGTTAGTACATATAACCCATCAGGAAGTGTAGGTACAACATTAAAAGTTGCAAGCTCAACAGGTGTTGCTATAGGTGACATTGTTCGAGGCGGTGGAACTAGCGGCTTCTTCTTAGGTCAATTTGTTACAAATATCAATGCTGATGGAATTACATTAACTGTTAGTGCTCCTCCAAGTGGCACTCCAACCGGAAACATAACGTTTACAGCACCGTCACAAACTGCTAGTCCTGTGATACTTACACCAATTATTACTGGTATTAGTCGGCCGATGAACAGCACTGTGGCACAGCCGTTACGTGCCGGTTACCTTTCTGGCACTGCCGCACAAATTACAACACGTATTAGTACTACTCGTTGTTCAGCACATGACTTGTTGGACATTGGTACAGGCGGTTATAACACTACCAACTATCCATATCAAATTTTTGGTAACCCGTATCAGAAGGCAGACCAAACAAACGAAGTGCTTGAAGAAACAGTTGGTCGTGTGTTCTATGTAACCACTGACCAAAACGGTATCTTCCGTGTGGGCAGATTCTTTACAGTTGACCAAGGTACTGGTACAGTTACATTCTCAGCTTCAATTGCGTTGAGCAACTTGGACGGACTAGGATTTAAACGTGGTGTTACAGTTAGTGAATTTTCAACTGACTCGTCAATGACCAACGATGCTTCAGATACTGTGCCAACGCAGAGTGCGGTACGTGGATACATTGACAACAGGCTGGGTGTACAACACTCAGGTGCTACAACTCCTGCCACAGCGTTGATTGGTTCTGGTTACATGAACCTAAGTGGGCAGTTGCCAATGAAGGGCAATATGTCAATGGGAGGCTTTACAGTTGGTAGCATGGGCTTGCCAATTTTAAATTCTGATGCCACTAACAAACTGTATGTTGATAACGTTGTTAATGCTCGTGACAGTTTCTTTAAATTAAAAGATACTGCATCAAGTATGCAATTTAATGTTGCACAAAATCAAATTGCTGTTTGGGGATTCACCAACGCTAATAACAACTTACAGTCAGGCGCATGGACAAATGCGGCATTTGATAAAGCTGGTGATTTAACCATAAACTGGGACGGCATCACATTAACTAGTACAATTCAAGGTGCTGTTGTATATGCAACCTATGTTAGTGGTGGTACTGCGGCTACTGGAACATTTAGTGCCACCATTAGTGGAAATATATTGACTGTTTCTGGAAGTCCAACAGTCACAGTACAAAAGGGTATGATGTTAACTGGTGGTACTGTAACAGCAGGAACATATATTGTTGATACTGGATTAACAACTACCTCAGTTACTGGCACTGGCGGAGCTGGAACATACTTGATTAATATTCCACAAGTATCAACATGTACAGGCGGAAGTGTTTTCTTATTGACATTAAACAGTTCAACTGGCATTATTCCTGGAATGATCGTTAGTGGTACTGGATATACTGGAAGCCAAGTTGTAACCGGAAGTATCAATGCCAGTGTAGTTTCAATGAGTGCGGTTTATAACACAACACCAAGCGGTAGATTAGCATTTACCCGCAACGGTGCTGTGAATGACGGCAAGGTCAGCGCAACAGCGGCCATTGCACAAAGCAAGTTGGGAATGAACTTGGCCACTGCTACAATTAGTGCTGTTCCGACATTGGTAACAGTTACCGCAGGAAGTTTTGTTGTAGGAAAACGTTACAGAATTGCTACAGTGGGAACTACAAACTGGACTGCACCAGGAACTGCTTTATGGGCAGGTGCTACTGCTGGAACTGCTGGTACAATTTTCCAAGCATTTACAATTGGTGGCGGCACCGGTACTGCTATTGATATAGACGCACTACAAGCCGCAACTGGTGTAAGTCAATACGACAGTAGTCAATTTACTGTTACTGACGGCTGGGTAACATTACAAACTTCAACCAGTACGTCAACTGGTGTTCCATCAACTAAGTTGCAATGGATTACTGGTAACAGTGTGTTGGCCAATATCAGCGGCGTGGCTGCGGCAGTCAGTGTTACCACTACACAGGCCATGGTGGCCAACGGTGATGGTATACGTAATCAAGATATTTCATCAACTGGAAATAGCACTACAATACCAGTTGGTGGTACTGGTACACTGGCAACTTCAACTGGTGCTGTTATTAGAACTGGTGTCAAAGCATACGGAGTTATTGGTATCACTGCTACCGGTGCTAACAACATGTTGGTACAAACAGACAGTGGCGGTGTTGTTGATGTTAAAGGTATTAAAATAAGTTCGTTACCTACAAGTGGCAACATTTTACAAGTTGCTAGTACAACGTTGGAATTTTATACACCAGGTAACTTTAAATTCTTAACTGCTGTGGGAACTTCAAGTTCTACCAATACATTCTACGGTACAAGCGATTTTAGTCAAACAGGTGCTACACTACAAAGTAAGACTTTAACAACTGGTGCATCGGGCACAGCAGGTACAATTACCGGACAGTGGCAATTTGCGGCCAGTAGTTTGCTTGATGCAAGTTTGGTTACTTTGAAAGTGGCCACTATATCAACAGGCGCAGATGCTACTGGTTGTACAATGCAGGGTACTTACACTTTAAGTGGTGCAAGTAAACTACAAGCTACCTATGCTGACTTGGCAGAATATTATGAAGGTGATCAGGAATACGAACCAGGTACTGTGTTGGTGTTTGGTGGAGACAAAGAAGTTACTACCACTGGTGAAATGAACGACACACGTTCAGCAGGTGTTGTAACAACCAATCCAGCATACGTGATGAACGATGCACAAACTGGCATGCGTGTTTGTTTAGCATTGGCAGGTCGTGTGCCATGTAAGGTAGTGGGTCGTGTGAAGAAAGGCGACATGCTGACAACATCCAGTACACCGGGTTATGCTGTGCGAGCTACAGATCCAAAACTAGGTAGCATTATTGGTAAAGCACTGGAAGACAAAGACAACGGCGAAGCTGGAATTATCCAAGTTGCTGTAGGGAGAGTATAATGGCTAAACAAGTAATTAACACTGGCACTGCGGCCAATGCCAAGAACGGTGACCCGTTGCGCACGGCTTTTACAAAAGTAAATGCAAACTTTACCGAATTGTATACAGCATTAGGCACTGTTCCTAACGGAACCAAAACGGCCACTGCTACCGGTACTGCTGGGCAAATCACTTGGGATGCTAACTATATCTATATCTGCACAGCAACTGACACTTGGAAACGTGCGGCGTTGACCGGCAGTTATTAAAATACGGTAAATATACTAAAGAGAGCGCAAACATGCCAATTCAAACAATTAATGTAGGAAGCTATGCAAACGATGGGTCAGGTGATGACTTGCGTGGTGCATTTAAAAAAGTTAACGAAAACTTCAGTTTGCTTGGAACTGACATTCCAATTTCTCAAGCATCAAACTTGGGTGTAAACACCATTGTTGTTAACCGTTTTTTAACTAAAACTGGTACTGGTCCATATTTGGTAACACTGATTATCAGCCAGCAAAGTGTGGTACCTGTCACCAATCAGTATTTCTATCTAACTGGCAATACTAATCCCTTGTATAATGGGCACTGGATTTGTACTGCCAGTTCGCAGACACAAATTACATTACGCTATCCCACAGATCCCGGAGTATATGGCACTGCTGACGGCACAGTCATTAGTTCTACCATTGGAGTTTTTAAAAATAAAAACGACACCACCGCAGAATTTAAAAGTATAACCAGTAGCGATAACAGTATTAATATTATTCCAGGCACAAACACAATTGACTTAAAAAGTTCAGCCGGTGTTGTCAATGACCCAGCACCTGTGTTGGGCGGCGATTTAAATATCAATGGCTATAGATTAATTGATACCGTAGGAACTGGCGATGTACAAACCACAGTTTATGGTATTCGTGTTGATGTCATGGACGCTATTTTTAGCATGATGGTTCAAACAAACAGTTTTAATATTGACATGGGAGTTATCATTGGAAATTACAACACCATAGATCTGGACATGGGTTACACATCACCAGGCCTAGGACCGTTGGTTAATAATAATTTAGACTTTGGCATAATTTAATTGTCTAAGTCGCCGGAATTAAAAAATGCTTAATGTTTGGACAAAACCCTCTGGATACACGTTACCTGGTATTTCAGGACTTACTGGAAATCTTGCGTTAGACACTGCAAGAACATCCTTCGACGGCCGAACCACTACATTTGACACAGGAACATTCCAAGAACGTGTGGTTGTAAATATACCTCTGCCAACTACAGGAAATTTAACTGGTATTACCTTTAGACTGATTTCAGGAAAATTACCAGAAGGTTTAAAAGTCAACGGGGCGTTTATTGCAGGCAATCCTTATAATGTTGCTAGAACTACTACATTTATATTTTGTGTACGTGCGCAGTTGGGTACTGATATTTCCGACAGAACATTTAATATAATAGTCAATGGCGGACAACTTCCCACTATAGTTACTCCAGCAGGCTTGTTGCCAGTTGGGCGATACGGTCAAAAATTCGCTGTAGGAAAATCAGTAATTGATTATCAATTGAGTGCATTTGATCCAGATGGAGAAGCCTTAACTTATTTTATATCTTCAGGAGACGGAAAGTTGCCGCCGGGCGTAACACTATTGCCCAATGGCAAACTTACTGGCTTGGTCGAAACTGTGGCCAATGTGGATGTTAGAACATCTGGAGACGGCACTTATGATAACAGCTTTTATGACACATCATATTTTGACTTTGGTTTAAGAAGTACCAGCGGATATGACAGCTATATTTTTGACACAACTGATTTTGATTACAGCACTCCCACAAGAACTCCTAGAAATTTAAATCAAACTTATGAATTTTTAGTAAGCGTTTCGACTGGCAGTGTTATTGTCAAACGAAAATTTGCAATTTTTGTAATAGGTGAAGACAGCTTTCATGCTGACTATACACAAATTACAGACGATTCAGAACTGTTTACCGCAGACGTCACATTCTTACAAGAACCCATTTGGTTAACTAACAGCAATCTTGGCGTTTGTAGAGCAGATAATTACGTTATGTTTGCTCTTGAATGTTTAGAAATTGTTGATAGTTTTCCTATCGTCTTTACAATAAACAATGTAAACAATTTGCCTCCGGGTTTAACATTCAACCCCGTTGACTCCACTGTGTATATTGCAGGACGTATTCCATTCCAAACATCCATTGCTAAATCTTATACGTTTACTGTTACTGCATCCCGTACCGGAGAAGATGTACAGCCCGCAGTAACAAGTAGAACATTTACAATACGTGTGATTGGAGAGATTGATAATAATATCACTTGGAACAGTCCGTACAATCTTGGAGAAATATCTGCTAATTTTGTATCGGATCTTTCAGTATCAGCCAGTTCAAGTTTAAATTCAAATTTAATTTATACCATTAGTTCTGGAAGTTTACCTCCAGGTTTGATATTATCCAGCGATGGCGAAATCACTGGCAAAGTTAATCAATTTGGTGTTGCAAACATCAGTAGAGAAATTTCTATAGACAACGACGCATTAACCTTGGACAACAGGTTTACAACAATTGACAAGGGCCATCAATATGATATCATTGGTGTACGTGGATTAATATTGTTTGATTCACAAAATAGTTTGTTTAGCATAGACAGCGGCACAACTACTTTTGACAGATCATATAAGTTTACTGTGTTGGTTAAAGATCAGTATGGATTTGCAGACAGTACAAAAGAATTTTTTATTAAAGTTACTACACCAAATCAAAAATTATACAGTAATATTCGAACTCAGCCTTTATTAAGTATTCCGCAAAGAACTGTGTTTAAGCAGTTTATCACAGACACTGATATATTCACCAGCACAAGTATTTTCCGTCCGGGAGATTCAAATTTTGGAGTCAAAAGAGATTTAGGAATGTTAATCTATTCTGGAATAGAAACTAGCGAGGCCGCTAAATTTTTGGGTGCAATGGGACTGAATAACAAACGTAAACGTTTTCAATTTGGATCCATTAAAAAAGCAGTTGCTATTAAAGACAGCGCAATAACATACGAAATTGTTTATATTGAAATGATAGATCCTTTAGAAATTAATGGTATCGCTCCTGGCCAAACAATTACTAACAATGCACGAGATCAGTATAAATTGACTGGAGATATAAGCAACGAGATTTGGGCAAGTCCAGTGGATCCTGCTGGAATAACAGCTATGGAATTAGCAGAAAGTTGGCTGGATCGTCCAATCAATAACATAACTATAGACAGCACAGCATACAATATTTCAGATACTGCGCCAAAAAAACACTATATTAACAGCATATCCAACTGGCGAAATAATTTGGCAGACACTGGAACTACTGAAAGAAACTACTTGCCCTTATGGATGCGCAGTATACAGCCTGGTGAAAAGTTGCAGTTGGGGTTTAAACTTGCTGTGCCCCTGTGCTATTGTTTGCCAGGAAAAGCAGATGATATTATTATTAATATCAAATATAGCGGTTTTGACTTCAAATTGCTGGATTATACCGCAGATCGCTATATCATAGATTCAGTCACTGGATATTCTAACGATAAATATCTAGTGTTTAAAAATCACAGTAGCATAGTGTAACGAACGATAAATACACAGTAAATATATAGGATGAAAGTATGTCAAACCCAACCGCAAGTTTAATCAACTTTGGCTCAGTAGATGCCACATACCCTGTTGCAGGGCAGGACAACAACAGCCAAGGTTTTAGAGATAACTTTGGTACAATTAAGACTGGCTTAGGACAAGCCAGTACAGAAATTACTGCGTTACAAAACAATGCGGCATTCAAAAATTCCGCTAACGATTTTGGACAGAACACGTTATCAAATGCTGTTATTAAAACATTTTATGGCGTGGCATTGGATTTAGGTACCATTGTTACCAACACTGATATTAGTTTAACCAATGGCCCATTGCAAAGTGTAACACTTGCTACCAACGCTACACTTACATTTAAAAATTGGCCAACCACTGGCAAATATGCGGCTGTGCGTATGATGCTTTATAGCGACCAAACTGCTGTTCGTATTCCCAGTTTTTCAACAGAAAATGCAGGTACACTACGTTATGACACGGCGTTCCCAACATTACCAAATAGTTCAAGCACCAGAGGCATCACAGTTGGTGGAGAAAGTTTAGCTACCGCAGTGGTTGGCAGTCCCGGTTCAGGTTATACCAGTGCGGCAACTGTGGTATTCAGCGGTGGTGGTTTGCAAACAAACGGTACACAAGCAACCGGAACAGCTACTTATACTTGCGTAAGTGCCACAATTGTTGGCGGTTACTCTGGTAACAGTTATAAACTAAACGATCAAATTATCATCAATGCAAATTCTGGAATTATTTTACAAGTCAGCGCATTGAATCTAACATTACTTGCTAATACCACTAACGGGCAGGCCAACTTGACAAACGTAACGGATTTTAGAAACATTGCGGCTGGTGTAGCTCTTACTGGTGCAGGTATTCCAGTTGGGACTACAGTAAACTCATTCAGTGAGTCAGGCGGCACAATTACTATGAGTGCAACAGCACAGGCAACTGCTACCGGTGTAACAGTTACTTACAGTGACGGTACATTGACAGGCCCGATCGGTGGCCTGATTGTCAGCTCAGGCGGAACCCTGCCATTGCCATTGGGCACAACATCTTATTCTACTAGTCCAATTGTTGGTATTGGTTTTGGCGCCCGAGTGATAATGGGATTCGGAGTTGGCGGAATAGTTGTTACTAACTACGGTGACGGTTACACCAGTCCTCCAAGTGTTTCATTTAATCCAACTGGTGGTGGATCGAATACATCGGTGACAACTGCAATTACCGCATTGACCGGTGATAACCCAAAAGTTATCGAAGCCTGGACACGTGATGCTGGCGCAAACGTGTACATGCGATATATTGGCGAATATAACTAATGCATCCATTAGTTAATGAACTGTCTGGATTGAAGGATCAAGAAATACACAATAAGATAAATGATCTTACCAAAAAGTATTTTATGACACGCAATCCAGATATTCAAAGACAAATTGCCAATATCTTAGACGAGTTACGTATCGAACTCAGTGATCGAAATCGCCGAATAATCGAAGAACAAATGAAAGATAAAAACCTTGACAGTTTAATTAAACTCAGTTAAACTATAGGCTATGCGCCTAGACAAGTATTCCAATCCTATATTTTCAGAACAAGACCTATTTGATGCCTTGTATCAAAGCCATCAATTCAATGTCAACGACACCATGCTTGTTGAACGAACAGAGTCTATCAAACAATTAGAAACTGAACTTGGTTTCAAATTTCTTGAACCTTACGAAACTCACTTTGAGGTAAGTGATTATGATTCAGCTTGCCAAAGCAATTGGTTTATGCCCAATGAATACAAAACACTGGACATCGAAGCATGGATATGGAAACAAACACCACCGTGGGATCCTCAACACTCTAGAGTAACTGAGGAACTGGCCGCGTTTAAAGAACGCAATATGATAGATTTATTACGGTGGTTAAAATACTTTGTAGACACTTGCCAAGCTAATAATACCGTTTGGGGTGTTGGTCGGGGCAGTAGTGTGGCTAGTTACGTGCTATTTTTAATAGGCGTACATAGAATTGACAGTATAAAATATAATTTAGACTGGCAGGAATTCTTGAGATAAGTAATATCATAATCCAGGAGATTAATATGGCAATGAAAGAACAACCAAAAAAAGTTTATCGTACAATGCAAGGTAAAGAAATTGATATGGGTAAACTAATTAACCAAAACGAAATGACTATTGCTGTGGGCAATATGCGTGTTAATGCTCGAGGTGACAAATTAGGCCCCGGTGGCAAAATTGTTCAAACTAGAGAAGAATTGCTAGCAGAGAAACAACAAGCAAATGATACCACAGGCGGCGTATGAGTGTAGTAAAAGGAAAACTTATACCTGTACGTGACAATGTCCTTATTTCAGATATGGATTTCGGAGAGCAAAAATCCAAAGGTGGAATTGTTATTCTCAGTGACGATGGCAAAAGCGAGGGCGTTAAGAATCGTTGGGGCAAAGTTTGGGCCGTTGGCGCTGAACAAAAAGATGTAAAAGTAGGTGAATGGATTTTACTTGAACATGGCCGTTGGTCTCGCGGTATTACCATCGAGCATGAAGATGGTACTCAAACTATTATTCGTCGTGCTGATATCAAAGCTATTTTGGCGGTTGCCGATGATAAACCAAGCGAAATTATTCACGGTGTACACGAGTCAGTTACTCATGCCACTGTTGATCCATCCACGTTTGTGAATAAATCTTTCGAAAATTAATTTTATTATTTCGAGCAACAGGGCTATTGACTAGCCCTGTTTTCACCTGTACAATAAACATTATTGGAGAACATTATGAGTACACATGGCGAAGCAGTAGAAGATATTAAAAAGGCAAAAAGTGTTTTAGACGCAGGAAAAACTACAGTAACTAACAAAATTTTTACACATACTAGCGTTAGTATGATTAAAAGTGGATTTCGCATTTTAGCAGGTTTAGCATTATGTTTTGGTGATTTTGTAGTTGCCGGGGCATTGTTAATTGTTGCAGAGTTACTAGGAATTGCAGAGGAATTAGTATGATTGCTGATGATCAATTACAAGAATTATATTCTAAAAATTTAGCATTTGTGGATACACTGTGTGGTGAGTATGGTGCTATGGAAGTTGCGGGAATTATGATGGCACAATCTCTTACCATTTACAAAAGTTCATTAAGTGAAAAAGAATATAATCAGATTGTTGACAATATTTCAGCAAGTAGAGACAGAGTTAAAACATTTGAAAGGCCAGTGATACAATGATTGAATTATGGGTGGAAAAATATCGTCCCAGCACTATTGACGGATATGTCTGGCGTGATGGTGGACAGAAACGTCAGGTGGAAAGTTGGATCAAAGACAAATCAATTCCCCACTTGCTACTGAGCGGGCCGCCTGGTATTGGCAAAACAACAATGGCCAAGATGCTGGTTAATGAAATAGGCATTGAAGAAGCTGATGTGCTAGAAGTCAATGCAAGTCGCGAAACTGGTATTGATTTTATTCGTAACAAGATTGTTCCGTTTATCAGTAGCATTGCCTGGGGCCCATTTAAGGTAGTATTGCTGGACGAAGCAGATCGGTTGAGTCCGCAAGCACAGGATAGCTTAAAAGGCATTGTTGAAGAGTACAGTAGCTTTGCCCGTTTTATTCTTACTTGTAATAATCCCAACATGGTTGTGCCAGCATTGCACAGTCGTTGTCAGCAGTTTCACTTTACCAAGTTGGATCAAACAGAATTTACAGCTCGTTCGGCAACAATTCTAGTAGAAGAAAACATCGAGTTTGATCTAGAAACCCTAGATTTATATGTCAGTGCGACCTATCCAGATTTGCGTAAATGCATTAATATGCTACAGCAAAATACCAGCGAGGGTGCGTTACACGCTCCGCACAAAGAAGATGCAGGCAGTTTGGATTACAGGTTTGAAATGGTTGCATTGTTCAAAGCAGGTAAGATTAGCGAAGCACGTAAGATGTTGTGTAGCAAAGCTAGACCAGAAGACATGGGTGAAATTTATCGATGGCTGTACGATAACATTGAAATATTCGGTGAAGAAGCAAGTCAGTTCAAGGCTATTCACATTATCAAACAAGGCATGGTTGACCATACACTTGTGATGGATCCTGAAATTAATCTTGCATCGGTTCTTGTTAGACTTACTAATATATGAAAGACAAGTTCATAGATGCCTATATGGATGTGGCCGAACGCTTTGCTGAATTAAGCTCGGCACGTAGACTTCATGTAGGTGCTATTGTGGTTAAGGATGATAGAATAATATCTATCGGCTACAACGGTATGCCGGCAGGTTGGGACAACAACTGCGAAGATGAAGTTGGACATGTGCTAGACGTTGATGAAAATGTTGTTGAAATTAGATTAAAAACTAAACCAGAGGTACTTCATGCTGAAACTAATGCCATTGCTAAACTTGCTAAGTCTAACGAATCTGGTATGGGTGCTACTATGTTTATTACCCATGCTCCATGTTTGGACTGTGCCAAACTTATATACCAAAGTGGCATTGGCAGTGTTCTATATAGGAACTCTTATAGGGATACTAGTGGTGTCACGTTTCTTAAAAAGTCGGGTATTCAAGTAACGCAGATATAAAAATAGGGGCAACAACGCCCCTATCCTTTTGACGTTGATTTAATCACCGTACAGCGATAACACCTCCTTGACTGCATTGTGACGTTCAATATCTTTGTGATCAAATTGCACGATGTCAATATGTTTTAGTGTTTTGCTGGTCAACAGGCCGCAAAAGTTCACTAAACCATTATCATTGACACGATCTGCTTGCGCCAAATCTCCTGTCACTACCATCTTAGACCCTTCTCCCAATCGGGTCAGTAGCATTTTCATTTGATTAGTTGTCGCATTTTGCATTTCATCTGCAATAATATAGGCATTCTTGAATGTGCGTCCACGCATGTATGCCAGTGGACTTATTTCTATCACTCCTTCTTCTAACATCTTAGCGATGTCTTTGGTTTGATAATACTCTCCTAGGACGTCAAATATAGGTCTTGTCCAAGGTGCCATTTTTTCATTAAGCGTTCCTGGTAAAAATCCTAAATCTTCGTCCACACTAACGGCGGGTCTTGTAACAATGATTTTATCAACTAAACCTTCTTGAAACTGCTTGATACCATTTTGCACGGCTAGCATAGTTTTACCCGTGCCTGCTGGGCCAATAGCCAAGACAATACTTTTGGTTTCATCTTGTAACTTTTGGAGGTATGTTTGCTGGTTGGGACTTCTCGCATACAGACTTACTCTCTGCTTTTTCTGCGGAAGATATGGTTGAAAATCTAACACGTTAACTTCTGATTGAAAACGTTTTTTCACTCTTTGTTTACTCATTGTTTAATGTCTCCTACATTGGGGAATGTAGAACGACTGTAGTGACCGCCCGATAACTACCGTTCGTCCTACATAGTATTTACAGAATACACAGAATAATAAACTGATACGTTATGATTTCGAACCAGCTAAATAAGTGTAGAAGCTTCTAGGGACAAATCATGCATGATATTATAGACATTATTACAAACATACAAGAACTATACGAAAATAATAGTAGTTTGGCCGCGCTTAAAGACTTTGAGCGAGTACTGGACGAAATGGATATGTACGTATATAAAAACTGGAGTGATGGTGAATTGGCATTTGGTCCCAAAGTGGAGCGTCATTGGATCACTGCTAGCTTTATGTGGCCACGTGATAAGATGCCAGATCCCATGGCCGCTAAACGATTACAAGAAATTGGCTGTAAAATCAGCTATCAGAAAACACACTTGATGGAAGCTCGTCCTATTAAAAATCCTGGTGACATTCGTCCAGGTACCAAAAAAGGATTCATGGATCGTAAACCTATTTGGGTCGTGGAAGTTACCATGCCAAAGAAACTGGTAGTTGATATTTACAAAGGTTACATGAACAGAATGCGCGAAGAACTAGGCGATGATGGATTGAAAACTCAACCGCCAACTCCACTGGATACCAATGCGGCCAGTCAATTAAATACCGCTCCAATTAGCCCTCCAATGCCAGGTGGTATGCCTCTAGGCGGAGCACCAATCACACCACCGCCGGGTGGCGCACCGATGGCGGCATAATATGAATATTAACGAATCACTCAAAGCAAAAGATCTTAGAAATCTCGTAGACAATATTTTCGAAATTGATAATTACAGAAGTAAGGTTGGAGACGATAGAGATACTGTTGTATTGACATTTACAGTTTTTTCTCATGATCCTGCAAAAGATTTAGAAAATTTTATTGAGATGGGTTATGAATTTGTATTGGATTCCGAAGCAACCAAAGGCGAACTTGATGATGGAAATTTTCGAGTGTTTGTTGAGTTGGAACGCAGTAGGCATGTACCAGAGCAAATTATAGAAATGCTAGATGGTATTAGTAAATTGACAGACATAGAAGATTTTAAATTTCGATATCATAAAGAATTTAAAAGCCAAGATGCCACATTAGAAAAATTAACTGCTAAAATTCCAATGGATGGTGATGCATATGATGTGTCTATCCAAACAGAAGGATTAAATAATTTTAGTAATTTTTTTAGTAGTAGCTATGTAGACAATGTACAATTACTCAGCGAAACTATTAGATTAAAACGTATTCACAAAGATCCCATTACATTAAAAATTGTTGATTTTGGATCCAAGCAAGAAATGCATGAACAAACAAAAGGCCCAATCATATTAGAAGGTAACGGCATGGCTGAAACTATCTATCTAACAAAATACATTGGCAACTATAATATAAACAAAATAGGTTCAAAGTTTATATTAGAAAAAGACGGTTATGCCTTAATACTGGAGAAAGCAAATGGCGGATTTTAAATTTAATTTTACAAAAGATAAATTCAAAGCTATCATTGGTAACAACCCTTACCTTGATGATTGGTACGAATCTCTATGTCAAATACTTCCCGATTATGATATTGACACTGTACCACGTGTTGCGGCATTCTTGGCTCAAACCGCACACGAAAGCGGTAACTATCGTGCAATCAAAGAAAACTTAAATTACAAAGCAGAAAGTCTTTGCAAAGTATGGCCGAGATATTTTCCAGACTTGGCAGTGGCCAAGTCTTATGAAAAACAACCAGAACGCATAGCCAATCGAGCATATGGTAATCGCATGGGCAACGGTCCAGAAGAGTCAGGTGATGGTTGGAAATATGCAGGTAAAGGTCTTATTCAGTTAACTGGTAAAGACAACTACACACGTTACGCCCAAAGTTTAGAAATTAGTGTGGAAGAAGCCAGCGAACATTTGACAACATTTGAAGGTTGTGTACAATCAGCGGCTTGGTTCTGGGAAGCAAATAATTTAAATCAGTGGGCAGACTCAGGTGACATACTAACAATGACCAAACGTATTAACGGTGGCACTATTGGTCTTGAAGATCGCATTAAACATTATGACCACGCACTGCATGTATTAGAGGGTTAACCCATGGAACAATTTCAGTGGATGTTTAGCATCATACCAGATGCAATATTGAACTGGGTCTACTGGGGCATCATTGCTGTGGGATTGACTGGTGTTGTAGCCGGGTGGTTGGGCAAATGGATTCCAGTATACGGAAGATATGCTGGAATATTAAAACCTATCGGCATTGTTGTTCTTGTGCTGGGTGTATGGTTGCGTGGTGGGTACGACACTGAACTAGCATGGCGTGCCAAAGTAGCAGAAGCAGAAGCAAAAGTAGTTGCGGCTGAAGCTAAATCCAAAGAAATTAATACTGTTATACAAACACAGTACAGAGACAAAATAAAAACTGTTAAAGAAATACAAGTTGTTGTACAAGAACGCATAGTTAAAGAAGCCGCTAAAATGGATGCAGAGTGCAAAGTTGATGCAGAAGCCATTAGTATTTTAAATCAAGCCGCGGGAGGTAAGAAATGAACTTGATTAAATTATTCTTTCTTGTAATTTTTATCATACTGGCATTTTTGATAACAGGGTGTGCTACTAGCGTTCCAGTTACTATGAATTTTCCACAAGTTCCTGAAGAGTTAAAAACAGCTTGCCCAGACTTAAAAACTATTCCCGAAGGCACTACTAAACTAAGTGAAGTTGTTAGTAGCGTTAGTGAAAACTACGGACAGTACCAAGAATGTAAAATTAAAATAGATGCATGGACGCAGTGGTACAATAGCCAAAAGAAAATATTTGAGAGCATCAAATGAAAAAATTATTAATAATTTTAGCAGTATGGGGCTTATCGGGTTGTGCATTAATTGATGCATATTTAATGGCCAGATTTGACAACAACGAATACATGCTGATTAATCGTGTGCGTACCCAAGCAAATTTAGGTGCGGCCAAGTGTGGTAAACCCGAAGTAGTTGAAGAAGTAGATAGCATATGGCGTACCACTGTGGAGTTAAAAAATTACACTCAAAGTATTCCACGCAACGAAGAAGCCACTAAAATGAGCGCAGAGCTAGCAGAAATTGTTAAAGGGCTGAGTGATCGTTACAAGGGCACTGAACCAGTCAGCATGATGTACTGTACTACAAAATTTAGCAGTATTGAGCGTAATGCTGTTACTATCCAAAACGTTATAGGGAAGAAACCAAGATGAGCGTGGAACAACAATTAGAAGCCTTGTTTAACACCGGCGACCCAAGTTTACAAGATTTAGCAGTAAGAGCTAACGAATTAAAAAAATCCTTAGAAGCTAGAGAAATTAGCAAGGGCGAATTTATGGAAATGTTACAGGATTTAGCCCACGAAAAGAATATCAACGAATCAGCACACGATTTACAAATAAAAATAGCAGTCAATGCGGCTTTAGAGGCACTAGTTAATGTAGCAAGTATGTACTAAATATATTATAAAGACAAAGGAGCGAACTATGTCAGAAGAAGTTAAAAGCGCGAGCGAATCAAAAAAAGAAGATTGGATGAATTCTAAATGGCGTCCAATGATGGGTTGGATGTATATGCTGGTCTGTACTATGGACATGGTTATATTCCCAGTGTTATGGAGTTTGTTACAGTCGTTAAACGGCGGGCAAGTCACAAGCCAATGGAATCCATTAACATTGCAAGGTGCTGGCTTATTCCACATTGCAATGGGCGCAGTATTAGGTATTGCGGCATTTGGTCGTACACAAGAAAAAATGGCAGGAGCAAACAATGGCGGAGCACAAACTCCAACACCTGCGCCAACATTTAGTCCTGCACCAGTAGCGCCTGCTCCTAGTTTTGGTAACACACCGTTTGTTGCTCCAACAAGTACAAGTTTTGCGCCAGCACCAAGTTGGGGCACAACCCCAGTAACAACAGCAAGCGGTAAGAAGATTGTACCGGATGCTGATCAGCCAGCAATTTAATAGGAGCAAGATATGTTAGATACATTATTATGGGTAGCAGTAGGAGCATTTGTAGGTTGGAATTTTCCACAGCCATTTTGGGCAAAGATTATTCAAGAAAAAATTCAAGCCATGTTAGCTAAAAAAGGAGTATAATATGAAATTAATTTTAGCATTAGTAGCAAGTTTGGCATTAGTTGGCACAGCATACGCCGGCGGCGAAATGAAAGAAGTTTGCACACCAAAAGTGGACAAAGCAGGCAAGCCAGTAAATGATAAAAAGACTGGAAAGCAAGCTCAAGATTGTAAAAAAATCAAAGTACACAAGAAAGTAGAAGGCGAAAAAGTTCCAGAACCTGCCAAGAAGAAGTAATCAAAAACTTGACAGGTCTCCTTTAAGATAGTATAATTACTATTATTAACCGAGACCTGTTATTACGACTATGACTGATTATTACCAAACCCTAGGGATTAGCGAAGGTGCTAGTCCAGAAGAAATTAAGCGAGCATACCGAAGCTTGGCCAATAAACATCATCCCGACAAAGGTGGTGACCAAGCAATGTTCAAAAATATTAGTGTTGCAAACGACACATTAAGCGACCCACAGAAACGGGCTGAGTACGACCAACAACGGCGAGCCCCACAAGGTCAGCAATTTCATTTCCATACCGGAAATAATCCTTTTGGAGATATATTTGGGGGTGCTAGTCCGTTTGGAGATATATTTGGGCAAATGCACAGACAACAAGTTCGAAGAAATAGAGATTTGAACATACAATGTCAAATTACATTACTTGACAGTTATCTTGGCAAACAGTTGGAAGCGCAGTTTCAATTGCCCAGTGGTCGAACACAGACCGTAGTAATCAATGTTCCTGCTGGTATAAGCCATGGCGAAACTATTAGATACAACGGGTTGGGTGACGACAGTGTACAGGGTATACAGCGCGGAGATCTCAATGTAACTATTATTGTGATGAGCGATCCTAATTTTGAACGTCGCAACGATGACTTGTATACAGTTGTTGAACTTACTCCTATTGAGTCACTGATTGGTTGCAGAAAAAGCGTTAGAACTATCAGCGGCCAACATATCGATATCGATATTCGTCCAGGAGTTGATACTGGCGTTGAGTTTGCCAGTACCGGCCAAGGATTTAATAATGTACAACGCCGTACCAAAGGAAGATTTGTAGCGGTGGTTAAAATTAGATCTAAACCAGTTACAGATCCTGTATTAATAGAAAGATTGAGGCAACTAGATGTTGAAATTGCACAAAGAGGATGATCCAATTCTTAAACAACCAGCAGAGAACTGGGATTTTGAAAACCATGTCAATGCGGCTGTGGTAGAACGTGAAATGTTAGAACTAATGCGAGCTAATAATGCTATTGGTCTAGCAGGCAATCAAATTGGCTTGTTACGCAGAATATTTGTTATGCGCACTACAGACGGTCGTGAATTTGGATGTTTTAATCCGTGGATCATGTTTGGCGATAACGATAAGGCAGAAGGTGCGGAAGGTTGTTTGAGCTTTCCAAATCTCTGGCTTAAAGTTGCACGACACAATAAAATTACTGCCAGCTATCTTGACAATGCTGGTAAACCATGTATAATAGAACTTGAAGGCCTGGATGCTAGATGCTTCCAGCATGAATTAGACCATTTAAATGGTGTTACGTTTACTGAATATGTAAGCAATCTTAAATTACAAATGGCACGGAAAAAACAAAGGAAACTAAATGGTTGAACCAAGCGACAATCTACAAGCAGTATTTGAAAAGGCTATTGACACAGCTAAGAATCTTAATCACGAATATTTAACAATCGAACATCTTTTGTTTGCTATGCTGTGTGAAGAAGGATTTTCAAATGCTATTCAAGGATACGGAAGTGATCCGGAATATATTAAAAAGAATCTCGAGCATTACTTAAAAAATAAATGCGATGAAATTACTGCGGCTGGCCCAGTTGCCAAGCCCAAGAAAACACAAGTAGTTGAACGTGTACTTAACAAAGCATTTACACAAGTGTTATTCAACGGACGTCAACGCATCGAAAGTACAGACGTATTCCTTGCCATGATGAGCGAAAAACGCTCGTGGGCACACTTTTACATTCAACAAGCAGAAATTGACAAAGACAAATTTGCTGACTATATTAACAACAACTTAGAAGGCGGCGAAGAAGAAGAGATGGATCAAAGTGATGTACAAGGCAATAAAGCCCTTAAAGCCTTTACAACTAATCTTAACGAACTGGTCAAGAAAGGTAAGATTGATCCAGTAATTGGCCGCGTGGACGAATTAGAAAACATTGCGTTGAGCATGGGTCGACGCAGTAAAAACAACGTGATCCTTGTGGGCGATCCTGGTGTGGGTAAGACTGCTATTGCAGAAGGGCTTGCTTTTAACATTGTCAAGGGTGCAGTTCCAGACTTCTTAAAAGAATATCAAGTGTTCAATTTGGATATCAGTGCAATGTTAGCCGGTAGTAAATATCGCGGAGACTTTGAAGAACGTTTTAAATTAGTACTCAAGGGTTTAGCTAAAAAAGGCAAGACAATTTTGTTTATTGACGAAGCGCACATGATCAGTGGTGCCGGGTCAGCAAGCAACAGTGCTAACGATTTGAGCAACATGATGAAGCCAGCACTGAGCAAAGGCACTATTAAAGTTATTGCTTCAACTACATGGGAAGAATATCGCAAGCACTTTGAAAAGGATCGTGCGTTGATGCGCAGATTTCAACGCATCACTGTGGACGAGCCCACTGTGGAAGTCACAATGCAAATTCTCAAAGGTATTAAGAAATATTACGAAGAGCATCACAAAGTTAAAATTAAAGATGACGCTTTACAAGAAGCAATCAAGCTGAGTGTGAAATATCAAGCAGACAAAAAATTGCCGGACAAAGCCATTGACTTGATTGATGTAGCTTGCTCACGTTTTAATTTAAAAATGCCGGACAGCGAACGGGTGGTCAATTCCGAAGGCATACGTTTTGAACTTGCCAAGATGGTTCAAATTCCGGAAGAAGTTGTGGCTGAACAAGAAAGCGAAGGACTTGTTAATTTACAAGGACATCTTGCAAAAGAAGTGTACGGACAAGACACTGCACTACAAGAAATTGTTGATAAGATTATAGTTGCACAGGCAGGACTTAAATCAGAAAACAAACCTGTTGGATCATTTGTGTTCATGGGCCCGACTGGCACAGGTAAAACTGAAACAGCCAAGAGTCTGGCTAAACACCTAGGCACTAAGTTGTTGCGTTTTGACATGAGTGAGTATCAGGAAAAACACAGTATCAGCAAGCTAATTGGTAGCCCTCCAGGTTATGTTGGCTTTGAAGAAAATTCAGGATTGTTGATTACGCAGATTCAAGAAAGTCCCAATGCTGTATTGTTGTTTGATGAAATTGAAAAGTCACATCCGGATGTAGCCACAGTATTGCTACAAATAATGGATAATGGTTTTATTACTGGATCAAATGGTAAGCAAGCAGACTGTCGTCAACTTATTCTTATTTTGACAACAAACGCTGGTGCTCAAAGTGCTGAAAAGAATGCCATTGGTTTTGGCGCACAGGAAAAAGACTACAGCGATGTAGACTTGAAGAAGTTCTTAACACCAGAGTTCCGTAATCGTTTAGACGGTATTATTGCATTCAAGAAACTTGGCAAGCCAGTTATGGTCAAGATCGTTAACAAGTTCATTGACGAGATGCGTGATCAAGTCAAAGAAAAGGGTATCCGTATTAAAATCAATAACGAAGCAGTTGATTGGCTAATTGAAAAAGGCTTTGACAGCAAGATGGGTGCTCGTCCACTGCAACGTACTATTGATAAGGAAATCAAACGTGACCTTGCTAAGATGATGTTGTTTGGAGAACTTAAAAACGGCGGCTGGCTACATATCAGTGTTGAGGAAGGTAAAATCTTGCTTACTGCTAAAGTTAAAACTCCAAAACTACCATTAGTAGTAAGCGATGCTGAAACAGTTACTATAACACAGAATGAAGTATAAAGAGACCCGTAGTTTATTTTTAGGAAAATACCAGTACAAAATTGCACTGATATGTTCCAGTGCTACCTTGTTCAGGGGAGGCGATATTGACAATGCCATTATGGAGTTGGCAAAAATTGATGTCAAGTACCCTGAACATTTTTCCTATTGGGCCAGTCGAATCAAATCCACAGAAGATTTAGAATATGTGAGATCATTATGCAGTGATTTTAAAAAGATTACAGATTATGATTTGCGTGTGGAACAACCCATTATTAACATTTACACTAACGATATCAAGTCAGTTAAGTTATTTGAAAAGAAATATACCGATACTATTAAGTTTATTAGTAAGCCGTCTGCGAATGGTGTGTTAACTAGCGATACTATCATCATGAATAAGATGAACTTTGAATATCGTATTACCATGGGTGCGACCAAGCAGGAATACAGCAGTTTTGTCGAATGGGCTGAAAATAATGCTAAAATCAAGCTGACTAAGAGCTGTACACGAGATTTAAACCGTGGCAGAAGTTGGGGTGGTACGCACTTCTATGTCACAGGCGACAACAACTTACTCATGACTAAGATGCATTTAGGCGGTACTATAAGCAAAGTACAGCGTATTATACACCAGCCTGAAGTATAAAAGTCATTTTGTGTATTACGATAAATACTCTAACTGCACCAGTTAGGGTATTTTTTTGATAAACGGGCCAATATATGCGTATAAATGAACTCTGCGAAAGCATCGATTTAGAATTAGAGAAAAATGGTAACAAACACGGATTAGATTTCGATCTTAAGGATGACTTGTTATTCTATATGACTCACAACGATANTGCATATCGCCGCCATACCTACCCAGCAATTATGGATTGCAGTGATATGCTAGAATCAGGTAAGCAGACCAATCCTGCATTATTTAAAAATGCTGTGGAACAAGCATATAACTCATACTGTAACGAATTTCAAATACGCGAACTTCCAGACGATATAGATCAGGAACTGTTAGACGAAGTATGTAAGCATATACACGAAGATGAGTGTGAAAAGATCAAAGACGGTCATTACAAGAGAAAATAAGTGTTACTTAGAGAATTATTCATCCGCGAAGATGCAAAGCCTAAAATCCCGCCTATGCTTGGGAGAGCATTTAACCACCCAGAACATTTTGTAATCTTCTACGGTGTGAGCGGTATACTAGAAGCATTACAACATTTTGACGAAATCAGTGCCGAACCTCACCAATTAAGATTTAAATGGGACGGCAATCCTCAAATTTATTGGGGCAGAGAAGTTTCTGGCGGTCCGTTAATATTGGCAGGACACAACGGTTGGGGCAAGGGCGGACGTAACACTGGTACAACAATGGACGACTTTACTAGTCCCGAAGCTGTTAAGAATTTTATTCTTAACAAAAGCGGTGAAGGTGCAAAAGGGCAAGAAATAACTCCCGAACGTCAACGCTTTGCAGAAGAATTTGCAAATTTGTATCCTACGTTTGATGCGGCTACTCCTAAAGACTTTGTGGGGTTTGTATATGCTGATGCAATCTTTATGCCTGCTACTAAACCCAAGATGGACAAAAGTGGTACATACAATATGCATCCTAACCCGCATAGTGCAACTGAATATCATGTTAGTAAAGACAGCGAACTGGGTAAACGTATAGCAGGTGCAAACCTTATGATAGCCGCGCATGGCACATTTGATACATTTGGTGCACCAGATGCTGAACAAAAACCCAAAGATGATTTTAGTGAGTTTAACGACACACCTAAATTGATTGTGTTAAACCCTATTTACAACGATACTGCTCCTAATATTGACAAATCAAAATCCAGCAGTCTTACTAGTGCAAATGCAGAACTAGGTGAAACACAAAGCTGGTTAGAAAAGAATAGTAATAAAATTGATACATTTGTTGGAAGCGTTTCACATACAGATAAGAATGGTATTTTTTATCCGTTCCTAAATCAAAAAAATGCAGGCGGAACATTTGATTCAATAAATGCAAAAGTATTTTTTGATTGGATGGCTGAAGCACAAGCCAACGGTAAGCCACGTGTATCTTTGCCTAAGCAACAGGTGATATATCAACTGGAACAACAGACTGGTGCTTTGGACGAAGTATTCCATGCTATGAAAGTTATTCGTGATATCAAACACGAAATATACGAAATTGCAAACAACACCCATACTGCTGATGTGTGGGCAACTAATAGCGAAGGGTATGTTCGTTACGCACAAGATGGTCACAAACACGGTAATATGAAAATCGTTGCACCAGGGTGGAAAAATTGAAAACATATCACTTAACAGAATCTGAACAAGATCAAGCGGCCATTATATTTGGAAGATTTAATCCTCCGCACTTTGGCCACAAAGCCGCGTGGGACATTGCGGCTGGTTTTCCTATATGGTACGTGGGTACAAATCAAAGTACACAAGGTCCTAAAGATCCTCTTCCATTTGACATTAAAATGGAAGCTATGAAAACGTTCATGCCCGAGTTAGAGGATCATTTAGTGGCGGAACAAAGTTGGTTTACTCTAGCATCAATGGTTTACAAGCAACACGGTGCTGTTACATTGCACATCGTTACAGATGCAAATGATGCAAAAATATTTGTGCCTGCGTTACAAAAACAAAACGGGCTAGAAGGACCTCATGGATTTTATAAATTTAACGATATCGTTTGGTCTGAAGCAGAAAGAAAAAGCGAAGCAAGCAAGGTTAGACAAGCAATCAAAGATAATAATCCACAAGACTTTGAAACATATTCAGGAGTATCTGTTAATACAGAAGTAGCAGGTCATCCTTATTTCAATTTAGTAAGACATTACATGATGCCTTATATGCAAGCTGAAATGGATAAAGAAAAGCAAAAGGCTGAAAGAGAAAAGCAAAAAGCTGAAAAAGAACAACAAAAAGCAGAGAAAGCCGCTATGAAACAAAACAAAACAAAAGGGCCTGCGCAAGAATTAGCAGAAAGCAATTTAAAAGAATTATCTACTGAATTATTAGGCAAGTATAAAAAAGCCGCTGGAGCTGATGCCAAAAAAGCAGATGCAGAAGGTGACTATGCTCGCGGCGACAAGCGTTTCAAAGGCATTAATAAAGCTACCAATAAACAGTTTGACAACGATCTCAAAAAGCACGGACAGCAAAGTGTGGTAAAAGGCAAAATAGACGAAGGTGTTAATGATCCTCACATTTTCAAATGTATATTATTATTTGGCCCAATGGGTGCAGGCAAAAGCACAATTGCTAGACCGCTGTTAACACATACCGGTTTGCGTAGTGTAAACCTAGATAATTTCAACGAAATGTTTATTAAAAAAGGTGAAGTACCAACTGGACACTTGGCGCCGGATCAACTTGAAAAAAGTTGGCAACTTAGTCAAACTCAACAAGGAAATTTTATCGATGGCAGGCTAGGTATTATTGTTGACGGATCCGGCAGAAACCCCGATACAGCGATAGGTGTAATTGAAAAACTACAGCCGCTGGGTTATGAATTCATGATGATATTTGTAAATGTCAGTGAAGCCACTAGCATAGCCCGTCAACAGTCAAGAGCAGACAAGCAACAGCAACAATGGGGAGTGGGTCGTCAAGTGGATGCCACTCTAGCTAAAGATACGTACTCACAGGTTCAAAAAAATCTTGAAAAGTACTCAGCCTATTTTGGACCTAAGCACTTTGTCTATGTTGACAACGAGAACACGCCAGATCTGTCACAGGCAACAAAAAAAGTTGACGCATTTTTAAGAGAGTCTACTACTCAACCAGAAGCACTTGAGTGGATAAAAACACAAAAAGGCGGCGAACAAGTTGCACAAAAACAGCGAAAATTAGCCACAGCACAGGATAGTCAGAACAACGCACTGAAACAATATAATCCATTAAATCCAAAATTTTGGAAAACTGATAGCCAAGGGAAAAAGCAGTTTACTGACCCGAGTCAGCAAGATATAGCAGAAGTAAAACAACGGTTGGACCCAAAATGCTGGAAGGGCAAACACAAGGAAGGTACCAAGATCAAAGGCGGCATTCGTGTGAACAACTGTGTGCCCAACGAAGGTCGTGCAAGCATAGGTTACGTGCTTGAGGAAATCTGGCAACAGAGATTCAATAAATAATGAAACAGTATAGAATAACTTCACAAGATCTAAATCAAGATAGTCCTGACGATTGCTATCTTGCACCCAACGATCCTATACAGGAATTAAAGATCTTATCGGGCATGGGTGGTTTAGGTGGAGAAGCTAGACTGCACGAATATCGTGCTGGCCAAGGTAGCAATATCAGTGTAACTGGCAGTAGCAAAGGAGAACTGATGCGTAAAAACAATATCCAACCCGGAACTCCAGAATGGTTTAAATTATGGTTTAGTTTGCCTTATATGACAGGTGAACAACCAGTGGGAAACGACAATGAGAGCAACTGAATTCATTACAGAAAAAACAAACACGCTTGGTAAATCTGAACGTCTGGCTGGGCCTTATGCTAAACGATATGATGATATGGACACATATTATGACATGTATCGCTTGGGTATTGCTATTGCTGGTGGCGGAAATGCGGATGCTGAAGGCCCTGCAAGAGCAAGTCCAACTGTTTGGATTACCAACAGTGTTGAGGAAGACAAAGTTAAAACTGCTGAAAAAACACTTGGTCAGAAAGGCACAGTAATTGTACCAAAAGGACCCAGCGAAGAATTACGCAGTACCAGTACTGTTAGCCCAGTGGCTAGTGTTAAAAAGAATCAGTACGGCATATGAGATTAAGAGAAATCATATCAGAAACCGCCACAGCCGGCGCCACAAGTGCGGCTAATATTGGTACTGTGGTAAGCCCACATCTTGCTATTGGTAAGAATCTCGGTAAAAAGAGTTATACAGGAAGTCCAGGAAAGTCCGGTACAAAGGCTCCTAAACCTCCCAAAATTGTTCAGAAAAAGAAAAAAGACGGTACAGCTACAAACGCTCTTGACATGAAGGGCAACATCTTCGGCGGCGGCTCAGCCATCAAAAGATAAATATTACAAGTTAACGGAGTCCTAACATGGCCAAACAAGATCTATATAAAACAGCGCAACAAAGTGCAAAACTATTCAAATTAATTCAAGACGAACAGCTATTAGAAAGCTGGGTCAAGAACAAAATTATCAGTGCCGCAGAAGATATTTCCACGGTATATCAGTACTTGAACTATGAAAAACAGTTTCAAGACTACAGCCGAATGATTGCTGAAAGTACTGATCTAAGCGAAAGCAAACGTGCTGTGTTAACCAGCAAACTTGCAGAAGCCAAAGAAAAAGTCAAAGAGCTTAAGAAAAAAGCGGCCAAAGAAAAGTCTGAAAAGATGGACGAGGATACCACCAAAAGTACAAAAACTCAGCACGGAACAGCTACAGCCACATTTGATGATGACGGCAAGCGTAAGAGTGTAAAGCATACAGACGAGCGCAAATACTCCGACGGTGGCGATGATATGGATACCGATGCTAAATCAGGCAAAGGTAGCGGAAGTCATGCTAAAGCAGAAACAGCGGCACAGAAAAAAGAAAAAGCTCCAGCGCAAAAGCAAAGTCCTAAGAGTGCTAAGACATGGGGAATGAAAAACAGCGAGAAATTTGACAATCGTGATAAAGTAGACGAAGCCAAAGATGAAAAGTGCAATCATTCTGCTAAGGGTAAAAAATGTCCAGTGCATGGTCTGAAAGAATGTGGCGGTGGCATGTACGAAGCCAAGAAGACAATGAGTCGTGCGGCCAAGGGTCATGAAAAGTACGGCAAAGAAGGTATGGCCGCATTGGCTAAAGCTGGTAAGGAAGGCAAAAGTCTAGAGCCAATCAAAGCCAAATACAACAAGTACGACGAAGGTGCTATGCCAATGAAGAAAGTTGGTGGCAAGAGTGTGCCAGCATTTGCGGCAGACGGTAAAGGTAAAGATGATTTAGCAAAGAAGAAAGCATCTAGCAAAGTCAAAGAAGCCATTGCCCGTGCTAAAGATGTATTAGAAGGCAAAGGCAAAAAGAAAGATAAGATGGACACGGAAGGTAGTGCATTTGGCCTGGCGGTAGTCAATGCTAAAAAAGATGGCATCCAGAAAGGTGAAAAGATTAAAGTAGGCAACAAAGAAATTCCATTGAAAGAGTCTACAGAGCTAGATCGTTTAAAAGCGTTAACACAACGTCTAAACGGATAATACCATGGACATGAAGAAAATTTTACAGGCAATTGATAGCGGTTCTACAAAGCCTGTAGGAAATTCCAACGACATGAAGAAATTTTTGTCAGTTGTGACAGAAGGTGCTAATACACATAAGGTAGCATTGCCAGTACAAATGGCCATGCAACATTATTCAACTCCCGCTGTTGCGCAACCAAGAACTATTAAAGAAGTTAAGAAAACAGCAATGTCCAGTATGTTGTATCAATACTATACAGAAGCTGAACAACAAATAGCTGAACAAGACACAGCCAAGAAAGAAATTATTAGCGAACAGGCACGCCGTATTGCTGAACGTGTACTTGCAAAAGAAGGCGCACAACAAGCGGCCATTGCCATTGCTAAGAAAGCATCTGGCAAATACAACAAAGACGGTAAGCGTATCAAAGAATCATTCAATCCAGAATATGATGACGAAGCTGGTATGGCAGATAACAATTTAAACACACTGGAACGTGCTGTTGACGGTATCGATGATATTATCAATGCTGGAGACAATTTGCCAGAATGGTGCCAAGAAAAAATCGCAGTTGCTAAAAGTATGTTAGTCACAGTTTGGGACTACATGAAAAGTGAAGAAAATGGCGAGCAAGGTGTGGCGGAAATGCGTAATCGCAGAGATGCGTATCAACGAGATTATGATTCTAGTCAAACAGGTTTTAGTCGTGAACACGATCATCGCGGGCTAGAGCAAGAACTAGCTCACGAAACAAATAACTATGCTGTAAGTATTAACGGCAAACAATGGAAAGTGTTTGGTTCACGTCAAGAAGCTAATCGTGTTTCAAATGCCATGGAACGTAAATATCCAGATAAGAAAATTGGAGTACACGCTACCGGTGCTCCAGTAAGTGAAGGCGCCAAGTAATGGAAGAATTAATCAAAGCAGTAAAAGTGGCATTTGCCAGCGAGCATGTTTATTATGTCAAAGCTTCATCATTTCACTGGAACATAGAAGGTTCAAACTTTCCCCAATATCACGATTTATTAAACAACATATACACAGAAGTGTATACCGCACAAGATCCGTTTGCTGAAAACATTCGCTATTTGGGATCCTATGCACTTGGCAGTAACAGCGCATTTTTAAAATACAGTGCCATCCAAGAAAGCAACTCAGTACCAGCACCAGAAGCCATGCTGTCTGAATTGTTGGCAGACAGTGAAAAAATTATTGCTTTTTTAAAAGTAGCATTCGATCTCGCAGAACGCGAACACGAACACGGACTAAGTAACTTTATTGCAGATCGTCAAACTGCACATGGCAAACATGCATGGATGCTACGTAGCACTTTGAAGAACACAGGAATTTAAAATGGATTTGAAAGCACTTTTAAATAAATTAGATACTATTGACCAACGACAAGTGTTGTTGGAAAGTGCCACCATGATCGATGAAGTGTTAACTGCTGATTTACAATTATTAAAAGAATCATATATTGCTTTAATGGAGCGAGTTCGCAGAAAAGAACTAGAAGCCATAGCAAACATACAAGATGCCGGAGTACGTAGAAAACAGCTTGGGCAATTGGCAATAAGAAACGACTATCCAGGATTATTTGATCCAGTCAACGGTAAGTGGGTAGATGCCAAGGGCGATTATGCTTGGTTTGGTCCGTACAAAGCTGAAGTTGAACAGATGGAAAAAGACGGACTAGTTCCTGACATTGCAAAGACCAGTGCATTTTTTGGATTGATGGGCAAGGACGAGGGTGAAGCATTCAAAGCCAGCAACGTAAATCGTACCAAGTATGACCTAATCGATGATGCAGAAGACATTATTACTCAAGCATTAAAAAGCAAAGCTGTTCGATATGATGAGTCTGCTCCACAGGGCAAACTTGCTCAGGCATTAACAGAAGGCTTTGGTTATACATTTACTCCTTTGAAAGAAAGTATCACCGTTGACCAAGCTAAAAAATTATACGGAATAATTGACATACTTGCTAAGGATGCAAAATACGCCGACGACAAAGAAGTACAAGAGTTACTTACCAAATATCAAGAATACAAAAAATATAGAACTGTGTTAGTCACAGCTATACAGTCAGCTATAACTGAATTGAAAGCCATACTAAACCCAGTAGCTACCCCAGTTAATGAATCAAAACAATATTTAAAAGAACAAGTATATCTTATTGAAACTGAAAACGACACTATCAGTGCAGTACACATTTACTATGATGCCAATGGAAACCCTGTTGAATACATCATTACAGAAGATGTTGAAGCATTGGGCAGAGGTGTGTTGGCAGGATTGACATTTGGTTGGGGCGACAATGCTATTGCCAAAATGATATCCACATACAAAGGTACAAAATACGGTGATGAATTATTAAAACAATTGCAAGCCAGCGAAGCCGCAAAGAAACGTAGTCCTGTTTGGTACTACGGCGGACAAGCCGCTGGATCTATTGCTATTATTCCCGGAGGTGGCGGACTAGTTGCTGGCGCATTGAAAGTTGGCGGGGCAATGGCAGTACAAGCAGGAAGCGATGCATACATACGTACTCCGCACAATGCAAAATACGTTGGCGATGCGATGTCCAAACAAAAACCTGCTGATGCAGATGCAGTTAAAAAAGTACAAAAAGCGGCTGGTGCAGAACCAACTGGCGTATTGACTCCTGGTGATGCAAATGCTGTTGCACAACAAGGCACAGCTATTACCAAAACATCAGCAACTATGAGTTCAAAAACTGATCCAGCTGAAGTTGCAGAGGGTGGTGCTGAACAACAGGCCGCTATGAAGGAATTCTTTGCCAAAGTTGGTGTTAAGAACTTAGAAGAATTAAAAACCAAAATGCCGAGAGATCTTAATCAAGCCGGCGAGTATGTGGCAAAGATACTGGGTATTACTTCTCAGGCTCCTGTCGCTAATGAATCCATAATCTATTCAAGCATGACTGATACAGAACGCATGTCTTACTTGCGTGACAAATTATCACAGCTAGATGAAGCTGGTCTTCCTTTAGGTGCGTTAGGTCGATTTGGGGCAAGATTTGGTATCGCTACTGCTGAAGGTAAGGCATTGTTTGCATTGGAAAAAATAATTGGAAAACAAGCAGACGAAGTTGTTATTGCCGCAGCCAGTACTCGACTTGGGCCTAGATTTGTAGATCCCGGTAATTGGAAGATGATTCCAGGAACAGAAGGCAAGGTCTGGAAAAATACAACCACTGGCCAACAGACAGATGTAGTAACATTAACAAAACAAGCGGAAAAAGATTGGAAATTGTTAGGTAAACCCGCACCTCCAGCACCAGCACCAGCACCNGCNCCAGCACCTGCTCCAGCACCAGCACCAGCACCTGCTCCAGCACCTGGGCCAGGAGCAGTAACATTCAATGCTGGTAAACAAGTTGCATCTGCTGAAATACAAGGTGTAAAATATGTTAAAGACAAAGCCGGCAATTGGTTTAGAGCAGAAGCTAATGGTACGTTTACACAAGTTACAAAAAACAAGCTACTAACTAAGTTAGCGGCCGCTGAAGTTAAAACTCCTTTAATGGCAAGAATGGCTGGAAAATTTCCAAAGACTGTGGTCGCACTAGGTGCAATTGGAGCAGTTGCTAAATTTGGTTGGAATTATAAATGGTGGTTGGTTATGGCCGGGCTTGTGGCCGGTGCTTACTTTGTAAATCAAGATACCACCAACGGTCCTGAAGGTAACGGTAACAGCGATGGTCAACGAGTTGAAAAACCAGAAGAAACTGAAGCTAGACTAAAAAGAGAAGCTGAAGCAAAAGAAAAAGAAGCCGCTGAAAAGAAAGCCACCGCTGAAAAAACAAGCAAGATTCAAGCCAATGGTGCTAAATTACAAAAACTAATTACAGAATTGGTTAACATGTATCCAGTTGATGATATCACTAATGAATTAAAAACTCAGGTAGACGAATTATTCAAACAAGCCAACTACACACCAACTGGTATGGGATCCGGTGACGCGGCCAAAGCCGCAGATACTACCAAGCGTAAACCCACTGGTGACGGCTGGTTAAACGCCAAGTATTAATTAATAAAAATGGCAGATTAATTTCTGCCATTTCCACCTCTAAAGGTTGCATTACACAGATAATTAGTATATAATTAGGCTATAGTTAAGGAGACTTACATGTCAGGACGTTCATACGGTGCAGAAGAAAAGGCAAAACTAGAAAGATTGATTAGTGAAGGTTCTACAGTGCTTCGCGAAATTGAAGATTTATCAGAAGGCTTGAAAGAAACAGTTAAGGCAGTGGCAGAAGAACTCAATGTAAAACCCAGCGTTATCAATCGTGCTATCAAAATTGCACACAAGGGCGACTGGACTGCGCATAACGAAGATTGGGCAGAAATTGAAGCTATTTTAGATATTACAAAACGTATCTAATAAATATTGTACGAAAGGTCGGCGGGCCATAAACCGCAAGTAGGTATTTGCAAGCCGTAAATTGCATATGGAGAATAAATGAGCTATGTAGACGCATGGTTTGACCGTAATAACGATGTTATTAAAGTTGTCGAACGCAACAAAAAAGGTGAAAGGGAATTTAGAGACATTCCTGTACGCCACACATTTTACTATAAAGACGCCCGTGGAAAGTATCTTTCAATTTACGGTGACGCTCTAAGCAAAGTTGTAGTTAAGAGCACAAAAGAATTACGCAAAGAACAAGCAATCAATTCAGGTAAGCAATTATTTGAAAGTGATATCAATCCAATCTTTGTAACACTGAGCGAAAACTATCTAAATGCAGACCCTCCCAAACTAAACGTAGCGTTTTTCGACATCGAAGTAGACTTTGATCCAGAACGTGGCTACAGCACACCAGATGATGCGTTCATGCCTATCACTGCTATCGCTGTTCACTTACAATGGTTGGATACTATGGTGTGCTTGGCAGTTCCTCCAAAGACACTTACTATGGAAGAAGCCAAAGCAATGGTCGAAGAGTTTCCAAATACCATGTTGTTTAAAACAGAAGCGGAAATGTTGGATGTGTTTTTAGACCTGATCAAAGAAGCGGATATTTTAACTGGTTGGAACAGTGAAGGTTATGATATTCCGTACACAGTTAACCGTGTTACCAAAGCACTGAGCAAAGATGACACAAGACGTTTTTGTTTGTTTGATCAATATCCCAAACGTCGTGAATATGAAAAGTTTGGTCGCGATTCAGTTACATATGATTTAGTTGGGCGTGTGCATTTGGACAGTCTTGAACTGTATCGCAAGTACACATATGAAGAACGTCACAGTTATCGATTGGATGCTATTGCAGAATACGAGCTGGGCGAACGTAAAACACAATACGAAGGCACACTGGATCAACTTTACAATCATGATTTTAAAAAGTTCATTGAATACAACAGACAAGACTGTGCGCTTCTTGATCGCTTAGACAAGAAGCTGAAATTCCTTGACCTTGCCAACACACTGGCACATGAAAATACTGTGCTGTTACAAACCACAATGGGTGCTGTTGCAGTGACTGAACAGGCCATTATTAACGAAGCACACAGACGTAACATGCAAGTGCCTAATCGTACTAAGATGGACGACCGTGAAGAAAACACAGCGGCCGCAGGTGCGTATGTTGCTTATCCCAAAGAAGGCATACATGACTGGATTGGTTCGCTGGACATCAACAGTCTTTATCCCAGTGCTATTCGTGCGCTGAACATGGGTCCGGAGACTATTATTGGACAATTGCGTCAAACAATGACTCAAGAGTACATTGATAACAAGATGGCAAAAGGTTCTAGCTTTGCGGCATCGTGGGAAGGTGTATTTGGATCACTGGAATATACCGCAGTAATGAATCAAGAGATTGGTACTGACATTACTATTGATTGGGAGAATGGTCAAACTGATGTTATTAGTGCGGCTGAAGTATACAAGTTGATCTTTGATAGTCACCAGCCCTGGGTACTCAGTGCCAACGGCACTATCTTTACTTATGAAAAGGAAGGCGTTATTCCTGGCTTGTTAAAGCGTTGGTATGCTGAACGTAAAGAGATGCAGGCCAAACTCAAAGACTGTATTAAGACTGGCAACAAAATTGAAGAAGAGTACTGGGACAAACGACAGTTGGTTAAGAAGATTAACTTGAACAGTTTGTATGGTGCTATTTTGAATCCCGGTTGTAGATTCTTTGACAAGCGTATTGGACAGTCAACTACATTGACTGGTCGGCAAATTGTTAAACACATGGCGGCCAAAGTAAATGAAATTGTTGCTGGTGATTATGATTACCGAGGTAAAGCAATTATCTATGGTGATACTGACAGTTGTTATTTTTCAGCATACACTACACTAAAGAAAGATATCGATTCTGGCAACATCGAATGGACCAAAGAAAATGTAATTCAACTATATGATAATATTAGCGAAGAAGTTAACACAACTTTTCCGCAGTTTATGTTGGATACGTTTCACGTGCCAAAAACACGCGGTGAAGTTATCAAAGCAGGTCGTGAAATCGTTGGTAGTAAGAGTTTGTTTATTACTAAAAAGCGTTATGCCGTGCTGTACTATGACAAGGAAGGCAAACGGGCAGACGTAGATGGTAAACCTGGCAAGATCAAGGCCATGGGCTTGGATCTGAAGCGTAGTGATACGCCGGAATTTATTCAGAACTTTTTAAGTGATGTACTTGAAAAGGTCTTGACAGGAACCACCGAAAAAGATGTATTAGCACACATCAGTGAATTTAGATTGAGATTTAAAAGTAGGCCGGGTTGGGAGAAAGGCAGTCCCAAACGTGCCAACAAAGTTACTGAATATCAAGCTAAAGAAGCCAATGCGGGTAAAGCTAACATGCCGGGACATGTTCGTGCTAGCATTAACTGGAATACATTAAAACGTATGTTCGGTGACAAATACAGCATGAACATCACAGACGGTCAAAAAGTTATTGTTTGCAAACTAAAACAAAATCCCATGGGGTTTACATCAGTGGCATATCCCGTGGATGAATTACGTTTGCCACAATGGTTTAAAGACTTGCCGTTTGATCACGCTGAAATGGAACAAACTATTATCGATAACAAATTAGATAACCTAATTGGCGTATTGAAATGGGACGTTCGTAGCACTGAAGAAAAGAATACCTTTAATAGTTTATTTGAGTTCTAATATGAAAATAATAATTGCAGGATACGGATTTGTTGGAAAGGCAGTGGCCAGTGCGTTGCAAACCAAACACGAACTGGTCATTATCGATCCAAAATATAACAGTAATCGAATCACTGACCATATAGATGCAGATGGCATTATTGTTTGTGTATCTACTCCAACTACTGAAAATGGAATTTGTGATGCGAACAACATTGCCAATGTGTTAGATCATGTTCCATTTTTCATGCCTGTTATGATTAAAAGCACATTGACTCCTCCTAACGTGCAGGGCTTTAAAGAAGTTTACGAAAATCACAGCATTGTTTACAGTCCAGAATTTTTGCGGGCCAACAGTGCTGAGGCGGATTTTGTTAATCAAAAATACATTATTGTGGGCGGAGAAGATCCAGAAGGATTTTGGCACGAATTATTCACCACTACATTGCCTAATTGCAAAATGATTTTTCAATGCAGTGAAGAAGAGGCATGCATGATCAAATATACTGTGAATTGTTTTCTTGCTCTCAAGGCCAGTTACTTTAATCAAATAGCTGATATTTGTGATAACAACAAAATGGACTACGATATTGTAAGACATATTGTAGGTCAGGATACACGCATTGGAGCAGGACATACACTGGTTCCAGGGCCAGATGGACAGCGAGGATGGGGAGGTGCATGTTTTCCCAAAGATACTGAAGCATTTTTAAAGTGGTCTAACACAATTGGAATGCCAGCAACATTGGTAGAATCATCTATCCAATACAACAATAAAGTAAGAAAAAACTCTTGACTTTAAACAAAAACCTAAATATAATACACATAAGGAGATTCATATGAAAGATATTTTACAGGACTTAGTAGCACACACGCATAGTCTAGGATTTTTACCGCTAGTTAAAATTTCTAGCACAGACCAAGAAACAGTTATCGAAGGCATGGCAGAAGACCGTAGCGTTATTTTGCAGGCCAAAACAAATGCGCCCGTCAGTAATTTTGAAGGCACGTTTGGTATGCCTAACTTGAACAAGTTGGATTTGCATTTGAAGTGTCCCGAATACAAAGAAGGCGCAAGCATTGAAGTGGTTACACAACAACGCAACGGCGAAGATATCCCAACAGGCCTGCATTTTGAAAATGCATTTGGCGACTTTAAAAACGACTATCGTTTTATGAATGCTGAAATTATCAATGAACAAATGAAAACTGTCAAGTTCAAAGGCGCAAGTTGGAATATTGAATTCGAACCCACTGTGGCTAGTATTCAAAAGTTGAAATATCAAGCGGCCGCGCACACTGAAGAAACAACATTCCAAGTAACAACTAAGGATGACAACTTGATTTTTAGTTTCGGTGATGCAACAACACACTCTGGTAATTTTGTATTCCAAGCAGGAGTTACTGGTAAACTAAAACAAACTTGGGCATGGCCAGTTAGTCAAGTACAAAGCATTTTGAACTTGAGCGGCGACTGCACAATGCGTATCAGTGATGCAGGTGCATTGCAAATTACAGTAAACAGTGGATTGGCTGAATACAATTACATTTTGCCAGCACAAGCTAAATGAGCCAAGTAGATCCAAAAATACTCGAATTGGAAAGACAGATACAGTTCTTGAAGGAACAAGTTATTCGTCTTTCTACTCGTGTAGAGTATTTAGATAGAGAACGAGTTCGTTCAAAAAATGAGATAGGTCAGATCGTGCATGAAGTACGATCACGGAAATAGAATGGAAACTAAAAAAAGAACAGTGGTGAGAATGCTTACATACCGGTTAACGGCATGGTTGTTCACTATCGTCTGGACATATTTGTTCACAGAAGATATTACTAGTGCTACAGGATTTGCCACAGCATTACATGTTCTTTTAAGTGTAGACTATTATATTCATGAAAGAATTTGGTTAAAAATAAAGTGGGGCAAAATTGAATAAGAACCTAACAGCACATCAGAGCGATTACGCATACTTCTTGCCAGCAACAAGTGGTTTTTACAGCACGTACATAGGTAAACAGCGTTACAGCAACTATGTGGATCCTGCTCGTATTCCTGCGAGCTTTGGCCCTATGGGCGTTGAAGCTATGAACTATTTGAATCCCAATGCGGCATTTTACTTTGACCATTGTTTGTATTCAGCTGGACATGCTAACTTGGACTTGACTAAACCAGACCCGAGTGAAGATATGTTTCGTAATAGAGACCGTAGCACCAGTTGGGTGCTAGGCGACTCTGGAGGTTTTCAGATTGGTAAAGGTGTGTGGGAAGGCGAATGGAATGATCCAACTGGGCCAGTAGTTGCACAACGTATGGCCGAAGCAGTTGCAAAAGGCATTGAACTAGTGCCACAAATGCATCCAACTGGTCATCCTAAAACAGATAAAAATGGCAATCCCAAGTATACTAAAGTTGATCATGTTAAAGTGTATCAAGCCAAACTGGATGCGGCACAAAAGAAACGTGAACAAGTATTAACTTGGATGGATGCTCTCATGGACTATGGCATGGTGCTTGACATTCCAGCATGGGTCGGTCGCAGTCCGGTTGGTGCTAAGAATAGTGGAGTTGCCAGTTACGACCAAGCTGTTAGTGCAACCAAATACAATAACGAGTACTTTATTAAACATCGTACAGGTGCTTGTAAGTTTTTAAATGTATTACAGGGCGAGAATCACGCACAGGCAGAAGATTGGTATCAGCAAATGAAAGACTTTTCCGATCCAACAAAATATGAACGTCCGTTCAATGGTTGGGCCATGGGTGGCCAAAACATGTGTGATGTGGATTTAGTTTTAAGAAGATTAGTGGCATTGAAGTTCGATGGACTCCTTGAAAAGGGTCATCAAGACTGGATGCACTTCCTAGGCACCTCTAAGTTAGAGTGGGCATTGTTATTAACTGACATACAACGAGCTATAAGGAAATATCATAATGAAAACTTTACCATCTCTTTTGACTGCGCCTCACCGTTCCTTGCCACAGCAAACGGTCAAATCTATGTCCAAACAGAAATCAAAGACAGAGAAAAATGGCTCTACCGAATGTTGCCGTCTCTTGATGACAAAAAGTACAGCCAAGATACACGACTCTTCCAAGATGTAGTTGTTCAGGATAAACACTTTATCAGTTTTACTACAAGTCCAATGATGGACGGGGTAGAGGTTAAAGACATTTGTATCTACGGTCCAAATGACGTTAACAAAATTGGTAAGATAGGAAAGACCAGCTGGGATAGTTTTACTTACGCAATTATGATGGGTCATAATGTTTGGTTACATTTGAACAGCGTACAAGAAGCTAATCGCCAATATGATGCTGGACTATGCCCAAGTATGCTGGTAGATGAAAGATTCAATCGTACATACTTTAAAGATGTTGTCGATGCTATCTTTAGTACAGACGACAGAGCTATTGCTGAAGGGATTATCGAAGCATATAGTAAATTTTGGATGGCTATTCCCGGCACACGTGGTGCCATTGGTAAGAAAACAGTTAACGCTAGTACTATGTTTTCCACTCTCTTTGACGAAGTAGAGGAAGATAGTGTACAATTAGAAGAAGAAGTAGATTTTGACACTGATAAATTAGATGACTTGGAAGCACAATTACATCATGACATTACCTGACGAACGATATCGAGCAGTAGTACAGACTCAACGATTTTTATTACAGATCTTAACTACTCCTCGAGTTCCAAAAGCAATTAAAGATCAAGCAAGAAGTTGTTTACGTCATTATCCCAGCGACTGGGATATGAAACGTGCGGCTGAAGGTGCTCCAGACATATTCCAAGAACAGATGGAAGCTGTAACCCGTTTGTTTAAATCCTACGAGGAAAAGAAAAATGAGCAAGCGTAGTCTAGTAATTGGCATGGGTATTGGTAACTTGTACAAAGATGTACTGACAAAACTTGGACACACTGTTGTTACTGTTGACCAAGATATTAGTAAAAAAGCAGACTTTGATTCTGTTGATAAAGCATTACTAGTACACGGCTTATTTGATACTGCTCATATCTGTACTCCTAATTTTACACACTTTGAAATTGCGGCCAGAGTTGCTCCACATAGTAAAATTGTGTTTATTGAAAAACCAGGAGTTGCCACTAGCGATACTTGGACTAAACTTGTAACTGAATTTAAACAAACACGTTTCATAATGGTTAAAAACAATATGTGGCGTAGTAACATAGAAGAATTAAAAACTCTAGCCAGCCAAGCTAAGACTGTAAAAATACGTTGGATTAGAAAGAATTGTATTCCCAGTCCCGGTAGTTGGTTTACAACTAAGAAGTTGGCGTTTGGCGGAGTTAGTAGAGACCTAATGCCACACTTGTTGAGTTTGTATGTGGCTATGAATTCTGATTGGAAACATGAAACGGTATCTGGGCAAACTGCCATGCAATGTTGGGAATTAACGGATATCGAAAGCACTGAGTACGGCACTGTCAATCCCACTGGTACATACAACGTTGATGACATGTGCGTGATTAACTTTGGTAACAAATGGCGGTTAGCGGCCAATTGGCGTAGTCAGGACGAAGAAGACAGTTCCATTGTGTTTGTCATGCCAGATAATAAGATAGAACGATTTGAATTGGGATGGTGCCCGGAAGAGGCATACCATAATATGATCGTGGATGCTGTTGCTAATATGGACAATTCCGATTTCTGGTTACAGCAATATGCCGTTGATACTTGGATCCATGAGAGAATAGAAAAACTATGACACGCTGTTTACAAACAACAGGGCAAGGCTACTTTGAAGAAGTAGAGTACGACAAACCAGCACCCGCTTCAGATCAAATTGAAGTAAGAGCTGTAATGACTGGTGTATGTCGCAGTGACATTGATATGATGATGGGCGACTTTGGACCATTGCCACTCAGTATGCAAGGGCATGAAGGATTAGGACAAGTTACACGAGTTGGTTCATTAGTTACCGGTGTTAAAGAAGGCGACTATGTTGCCACACGTGGTGAACCTGCGTATGCGGATTATTATAATGTTCGTGATAAAGAGTTTGTAGTAGTACCAGAAGCTGATCCACGTTATATTATCGAACCGGTAGCATGTGGTATCAATGTGGTAGAGCAAGCGTGGCACGAAATCAAACAACGGTCGCAGGGTAAAGTATTGATTTTGGGCAGTGGTTTCCTTGCTTGGGTGGCTTTTCACAGATTGAATACCTATAGTACTGGTACTAAGATAAAACAAATTGACGTACTAGGTTCTAGCAATATTGAACTGTGGAGTGATAAACTATTGGTTGGTACCAGCGAAAGTTATGACGTAGTTATTGACTTGGGTGGAAAATATTCTTTAGGTATAGATATTAACCTAAATAACAATGCTCTTATTATCGACGGTATTGGTAAAGCAGTAAGCAGAGAAGAAGCACAGGCACAACTTTGGAAAGCCTGTACTACAGTTCGGCCAAGCCCACGTACTGATGGCTTTTTCCAATGTATGAAAGATGCAGTATGGATGATTGAAAACGGTTATCTCGAGGTTGATAGTTTTTGGACTCGGTGTTATAATCGTAACACTGAATGGCAACAAGCGTTTGCGGATGGTAGGGATCGTCCAAGCGATTACAGCAGAGGTTATATCAAATGGGACTAAACACTGAACAACGACAAGGCGTCGTTTACTTTACAGGTTATGAGGTCGAGCATACTATTTGTCATGGTATGTTCACATTGTTTGTTGTAGGTACACCACCTATTGAAGAAATTCTTACAAAAGCAAAAGACGCTGATGTAAAACATATCTACTTTGGTACAAGCCAAAGTTTTAATCCAACGGCAATCAGCCACGAAGAATATAAAGCGTGGGATGACGTTATTATGGGCTGTCTAAAAGCAGACTACTGGGTATCACTAGACTTTGGTGTTGAACACATCGAAGGTGTATTGGAATCCGCATATAACGAATATCCTCGCTTTGTCCCTATGATTAGTGTCAAATTACCTTACATTAATCAACTCAATTACAATGCCACACTTAAACTGGACGACCGAACTTGGGGTGCTACAAATCCAGGCGTGTGGACACATCACTTACAGAGCTTGATGAGTAAAGACAAGTATACTCATTGGGATCAGTACACTCAAGATACAACATTATGAGTAAAAGTTTCATACTGTATTTGCACAATGATCTATCAGGAAATCCTGATTGGAAAAAACTTGGTAAGGCAATGACTCCGTATTCGGCAGTACGCAGTCGACAAAAAAATTGTTCTGAAAAGTTTTATCTCAATCATGTTTTTTTAGGAGATCCAGTACACATAAACTTCCTTGAAGAGACTTTTAAACGTGATTTTTATGTGTATTCCGGTACACATATTAATAAAATAAGTGGGCAAACTGAACTTTTTAAAATGCCAGAAGATGCTATACTACTAGAGTTATCTAAGATAATTGAGAATTATAAATTGCATGTTAAGAAAGTAGAGTTGGATTATCCATATTCTGCATGTAATAGCGGAGAATGCCCGCTTAATATTCCTTCGGAAGCAAATTCATATTCCTTTTTAAGAGATAAAATTATTAAAACTTGGGGTGTTTGTTCTAATACAGTTTCTAAAAAAATGTATAGAGCAGATTCATATTTTAACTTACTATTTGAAACAACATGATTATTAAACAAGACATCCGCCCTAACAAAATGATCTGGGTTACCTTTCGTAAAGAAGGTATTCATTGTTACCCGGCCGCGGCCACAGATCCTAACCTAGCAACAGGAGATCAATATGATGTATCGTTTTTGGCTAATCCTCATCGCCATATTTTTCATTTCAGGGTATGGCTTAGTGTCACCCACAATGACAGAGATGTGGAATTCATTCAATTCAAGCGATGGCTTGAACAACTGTATTCTAGCACACAAAATATTTTGTCGCTAGATCATAAGAGTTGCGAAATGATGTCAGACGAACTTTATGGCATGATTTCCAATAAGTATCCAGGCCGTGAGGTCTGGATTGAAGTCTCCGAAGACGGAGAAAATGGTTCTTTTATCAAATACTAATAAGAAGGCTTTATGGCTAAAAACTACAAAGAAATTAATTATTTCGAAACCCGCCCTGACATTGTTAAGATCTTCGGTGATCTTGAAGCATTGTTGGATTTTTGTAGAATCGAGTTGCTTGCGTACAACGAAGCAGACTTGTATAATAGAGAAAGCCATGTGTGGCGCTCTTTTGAAAACAGCCGTCGTCCTAAGAAGGCATGGACTGGCGAACGTAAACCGTACTTGGGCAAAAACCCTCGTCCACAAAATACGTTCAACAAGCCACGTTTTAACAACTAAATGACAATCTTCTTAGTTGACTTGGAATCAGTTGAGACTAGGTACACGGGTCAGTGGAAGACTCATGTACCTGCTTTACTTAAAAAGGCAGGACACAATGTTCAAATTATCTCTGGCCCTGAGGATATTCCTACAGCCACTACTCCTGGTGCTTTTCTTAATTTTGGTGGCACCAATATATACAAGTCTCGGCAGGTTGAGCAAATGGGCCGTTTATTTTGTAGCGGATCCGTTCATCCCGGCGACCACTTTATTTTTACTGACGCTTGGCATCCGGGCATTATAAACTTAAAGTATATGAGTGAGCTGTTGCAGATTCCAGTAACCACACATGGCCTTTGGCATGCTGGTTCATACGATCCTCAAGATTTCTTAGGACGTATTGTCGGGCCTAAGAAATGGGTAAGACGTGCAGAACAAAGTTTCTTTCACGGATTTGATCATAACTATTTTGCTACTGAATTCCATGTGAAATTATTCTTTGACGAATTGTTACACAACGGTGCTCCTAGCGAAAACCCCTGGTATCACGAGGACTGGGAAGAACGTTACGAAAACGGAAAAATTGTACGTAGTGGTTGGCCAATGGAATATATGGATCATACGTTGGATCTTTACAAGAGCATGCCAAAGCGTGATCTTATTTTATTCCCGCACCGGATTGCTCCAGAAAAACAAGTTGAAATTTTCCGTGACTTGGCAACACACTTGCCACAATATGAATTCGTAGTATGTCAGGATCAACAATTAACAAAAAATGAATATCACAACTTGCTAGGTGAAGCTAAAATGGTATTCAGTGCTAACTTGCAAGAAACACTGGGTATTAGTTGTTACGAAGGCGCAGTAGTTGACGCTATCCCATTGGTGCCGGATAGACTTAGTTATACAGAAATGTATTATGATACATTCAAGTATCCTAGCGTATGGACTGAAAGTTTTGAAACGTACGAAGTTTATCGACAAGATTTATGTCGATTAATTATCGAACATATGGCTAATTACAATACACGTATTCCACAGATTCGTAAACAGACACACCTTTTAACTGAAAACTTTTTCTCAGCACATGCATTGTTAGAAAGATTAAAATGATACTTGAACTGTTAGAACGCTTGGATCGCAAACGCATCATTATGGATCGTCAGTGCAACGA